TCATTCTTTTGAGAATGGGTATAATCAGGAAGAATTTGCAGAGGGCATCAAGATGTATATGGATGCTGTCAACGCAAATGTTCCAGACTATGACCAAGAATTTGCTAAACTTGGCGATAATGCAAATGCCAGAACAGAAGCAGTATCTTTGTTCGCAAGCAAGTTCTTCCCAGAAAGTCAACTTACTGCTGTGGAAAGAATGTGCGAAACAGCAGAGGGCGTGATGGCTCTTGAGACTATTATGGAAGCAATGCAAGGCAATGCTCCAAGTCAAGAGGCAACTCCGACAAGCAAGTTAAGCGAAGATGAGCTTAAATCTATGATGAAAGACCCACGCTACTTTGATCCTGCAAGGAGAGATCCAGCGTATGTGCGTCAGGTAGAGTCTGGATTTAAGAAACTCTATGGCTAAAGAGCTTGAACGAGTTGGTAAGTTATCTCTTGTAGATGCCAAGATTAAGCATGTTGATGAGATAAAGGATCGGTTAAGATTTCCAGATGTAAGAGAGTGCCTTATTCATGGGGTGTCTCCCACTCAAGCCTTGACCGATCCTTTCTATGTTCTTGGTGCTAGAAACTTTTCCATTAGGTTTGATGAAAAGATCATTGGGATGTGTGGCACAGTTCCAATTGATAATTCACACGCTAGAGTGTGGATGCTGGGAACAGAGGACATTGACGAAAACTGGATTTCATTCTTAAAGGGGTCTAGGAAAGTGGTTGATATACTACAAGGTGCATATCAAAAGATAGAAAACTTCATACCAATAGATCACGAACACACAATTATGTGGTTGCAGTGGTGTGGTTTTGAACTTGACGAGAATATGTACGAGGTCAGCAGTCACAGCATGGTTAGATTTATTCGTTGCAAAAAAACTAAAAATAATGTTTACTATCTTCCAACACGGCCTGTAATGCACTGAGCGACCCTACTTGGACAATCGCGTTGACGATGCGGAGCAGACAACCGCAGAAACCGTAAACTCCAAGAAAGGACTGTAAAATGGCTAACACTATTGATGTAGCATTTATTAAGCAGTTCGAGTCTGAAGTTCACATGGCTTATCAGCGTATGGGTTCAAAACTGCGGAACACTGTGCGCATGTCAAACAATGTGACTGGGACGACAACTCGCTTTCAGAAAATCGGTGCTGGCTCTGCCTCCACCAAATCTCGTAACGGCAATGTTACTGCTATGGAACTGGTTCACACTCAAGTTGAAGCAACCATGGCTGACTATTATGCCGCAGAATACATCGACAAGCTCGATGAACTGAAGATCAACATCAACGAGCGTCAGGCTGTAGCAACTTCTGCCGCCGCCGCCCTTGGTCGTAAGACTGATGAACTGATCTATGCCGCAATGGACTCAGGCGCAAACGGAACTGCAATTGCAGACACTGGTGGCGCACTGGTCAAGGCTGACATTCTGACTCTGTTTGAAACCTTTGGTTCGGCAGATATTCCAGAAGACGGACAGCGGTATCTTGCAATGCACCCATCGGGGTATGCCGATCTCTTCAACATCACTGAATTTGCTTCCAGTGACTTTGTTGGCGATCAGAATCTTCCCTATGCTGGCGGCATGACAATGAAAGAGTTCCTTGGATTCAAGGTATTCTCCACATCCGCTATCACTGCTGGTAAGAACATGGCATACCACACCTCTGCTGTAGGTCTGGGCGTTAATGCTGATGTCACCACCGAGATCAACTATGTGCCTGAGAAAGTCGCACACCTCGCAACCTCGATGATGTCGATGGGTGCAGTTGTTATCGACTCCAACGGCGTATACGAAGTTCTCGACAACAACTAACAGGAGGCTGATTAATGGCTTATTCTGCATCTGGTCTTACCCGCATGGCTAGCGGTGGTGGTCATAGCATTTGGTTCTATGATTCCACTGAGGCTATTACTGCGGTTCGTGTCTCTGGTTACTTTAATAACGCCGCATCAATGTTGAATGTTGGTGACGTTATTTTTGTGCTGGATAGCGATGCACCTGCTATGAGCATCTCGGTAGTTCTGTCAAATGATGGTTCAACTGTAGACATTGCTGATGGCACTGCATTGACAGTGACTGACACAGACTAATAGGGAGAGGGGGCTTCGGCCCCCTCACTTGAAATGGCAACAAGCACAACAGCGGACTCTGGTATTGATATTTGCTCGCGAGCATTGATTCTTATTGGGGCTGATCCAATTACTTCATTTGAAGATGGAACAACAGAGGCACTTGTCTCTGTTAATATGTATGAGGATGTTGCTAGAGCATCATTGGTAAATACTCGCTGGAGGTTTGCCACCAATCAAGCTGTGCTTAACAGATTGTCTGATGCTCCTACTGGGCGTTATGATAAGGCCTATCAATTGCCAGCAAATCAGTTGATGGTTCACGCTGTAACTATCAATGACAACCTTATTGATTATCAGATTTACGGCAACAAGGTGTTTGCGAATACTAACGATGCTGATGTTGTAATTGCTGATTATACTTACAGGGCTGGAGAAGAAAACTGGCCTTCCTACTTTACAATTGCTGTTGAATACGCAATGGCAGTTGTCTTTGCCACCTCTATTGCTAGAGATGCAAACTTGGCGGCACTCATGTTGAAGTCTGCGCAGGAAGCAATGGCAAAGGCAAGAAGCCTAGACTCACAACAGCAAACTACACGCAAACTTTCTACTTCAAGGTTTATCACCAATAGGCGCAGTTAATGGCACGGATCAGAGTTCCTCTATCTAACTTTCAATTTGGGGAAGTCAGTCCGTCAATGTTGTCTCGGACCGATACTAGGGTCTATGGGAATGCCGCAAAGAAGGTAGAGAATTTCTTCCTTAGAAATGAAGGTGGCCTTCTGCGCAGATATGGCACACGCAAAGTCTATGAGTTTGATACCACAGTAGATACTACCAAGCGGCAACAGATTCGCTTGTTACCTTTTATTTTCTCAGATGATGAGCGTTATATTATCTCGCTTGAGAATGCCAAGATTCGTTGCTTTCTTATTGATCCTTCTACTGGGGATATTAGTCTTGCCGCAACAATAACCCAAGATGTTAATAGTGCGGCACTTCCATTCACTGATTCAATCTTGGATGAGATTACTTTTGCTCAGTCTGGTGACTTTATGTATCTCTGCCATCAGACATTTATGGTAAGAGAGTTGGTTAGAACTGGCCTTACTTCTTTTGAGGTAAGGACATACAACTTTGATACTAGTGCTGATGATGAATACATTCACCAGCCTTACTATTCTTTTCAAGGTTTGAATGTCACACTTGATCCATCAGCGACCACTGGCACTGTGACCCTTACCACATCTTCGCCATACTTTGATATTACTGGCACACAATCTGGGGGTAATTATCCTGACTCAAAGCATGTTGGCCTGACTCTTCGCTATCATGGCGAGGAGATTGAAATTACTTCTGTACAATCTACTACACAGGCAACTGGCGATGTGCGTGATAAATTAGAAGTTCATCTTGATACTGATGCTATTGAGACTACTGATGGACTTGCTGATATTGCAATAACAATGGTTGACCACGGCCTTTCAACTGGTGATTCAATTGTGATTTCTCATGCTGGTGCTGTTGGTGGAATTAGCGCAAACCAGATTAATGGCACTCGCACTGTTCAAGATGTAGTTGATGAAAATGTTTTTATTGTAACGGCTGGTGCTAATGCCAATGATTCTGTTGTTGGTGGTGGCAGTCCGAAGATAGAAACTCATGCCGCAACAACTGAGTGGGAAGAACAATCATACAGTTCTTTGAGAGGGTATCCTGGGGCTGTCGCGTTTCACGAGAATCGTCTTTGGTTCGGCGGTACTCTTGGGCAACCAGATGGTATATGGGCTAGCCGTTCTGGTTTGTATTACAACTTTGATGTTGGTAATGCTGAAGATGACGATGCTCTGGATTTAATTGCTAGTATTGGTGAGATCAATACTATTCGTCACATAGTATCAAACCGCGATTTGCAGATGTTTACCAGTACATCTGAGATGTATATTCCGGCATTTGCTGACAAGCCAATCACGCCAACTAATGCGCAGATCAAAAGGCAGACACCGTATGGTTCTTCTTTTGTGCGTCCACAATCGCTTGATGGCGCGACATTGTTTGTGCAGAAGACTGGCTCAGTGGTTCGAGAGTATATTTATTCTGATGCAGAAGCGGCCTATGTTGCCAATGGTATTTCGACAATATCATCTCATTTAATTAATGACCCAGTGCAGATGGCAATTCTTAGAGGTGCTATTAACAGGCCTGAGTCATATGCTTTTGTTTTGAATGTTGATGGAACACTTGCAATCTTCACATCAAACAGAGCAGAAGAAAGGGCAGGGTGGTCGCAGTTTACTACAAGTGGTAAGTTTCATAGTGTCTGTGCCATTGATGATAGGGTTTTTCTTGTCGGGCAATACGACAAGGGGGATGGAACTCAGAAGTTTATTCTGACTGAGTTTGATGCTGATTTGTATATGGACTTCTCAGCAACATTCTCTGGTACTGCTGGGGTCTTTGATGTCTCTTCTCACTTTGCTAATGGTGCTGTGGTTTCAGTTAGGGATGGGGATAACTATCTTGGCGACTATACTGTTGCTAGTGGCAATGTTGATGTTTCTGCCGTTCAAGAAATTACCTCTGCTGAGATTGGCTATAACTTTACTGTTCAAGCAGAGACACTTCCCATTGATGCTTCCTTGTCTAATGGTCCACTTACAGGGAATCCAAGATCAATAAATCGTGTTATATTGGATTTGGTAAGTACGCTATCAGTATCTGTTAATGGTAAGCGTCTTGTGATAAGACAAGTTGGAGATGACTTTAGTTTGGGGCGTAATGCTGTGACTGGGAAAAGAGAGTTTAGATTGCTGGGTTACTCCAAAGATCCAACAGTAATTATTACGCAAACAGCTCCGCTGTCGTTGCAAATTAATGGTATTATTGCGGAGGTATCGTTCTAATGCTTGCTGGGCTTCAATTATTTGGGACTGCTATTTCAGCATTTTCTTCTATACAACAGGGTAGGGCGGCTCGTGCTGATGCGCAACGTCAAGCGGCAATGTATGAAGCAGAGCGAGTGAATAACAAGCTCGAAGCTTTACAACGTCATAATGATAGAATTGCCGCTTATGATTCTGCAAGGGCAACAAACAATGCTTGGTTTGCTTTTATTGGCAGAGACGCATCAGACAGATCAGTAAAGGCTTTCTTGGAGAAGCAGAAAGAAGTCGCTTATACCGATGTTGCTAGATCTGATCTTCAAGGATTTATGGATGATGACAAACTAAGAATGCAAGCTGGCTTTGCTAGAGCAAGAGGAAGGGCGGCATATCAAGCTGGATTGCTTGGTGCGGCATCGAGCATTACCAGTGGTCTATTCAAGTACCAGCAGATTAAGGGCGTATAATGGCTGTTATAAGAGAAAGGCAACAGTTTAGAAACCAGAGGATTGGCGTTGTTCGCGCCGATACTGGTCAAACAGAATTGTGGCGGCAAGTAGGCGCAACTGCTGACAATCTTGTTGCTAATGTGTTTGAAGTTGCCAAGGCTAAAGCAGAGCAAAAAGGCATAGAACTTGCTGAACAATTCAAGCAGGAAGATCTTCTGCGCACTATTGACCCTGCTACTGGTAGGGCAGAAGCATTCACTGTGCCTACTAATCTTGGTACTATAGCGCAAACCTCTTACAACAATACTATGCGGCGCAGATATATTCGCACCGCAGAAGATGAGATCAAGACCAAGGCGGCTGAGCTTTCAATCAAGCATCAATACGATCCGCATGGTCCAGAAAACTATGCAGTCTCAATGCAAGATTACATTGAGAATATGGTTAAGGTTACTGACCCCAACTTCTCTGAGGTTATTAAAGAACTTGGGTCTTCTTATCTTGCTAGCACAAAATTAAACCTGATGAGCAAACGTGCGGCGGCAATAGCGAATGTTGAGGCAATGGGTCTTCAGCAAGATGCGCACGATTTCGCTAGCAACATTAATGATTTTGGCAGTGACACAGATAGCATGATGCTGGCTTTTGAGATGGAAAGCATGGCACAAGACGATGCTGTTCAAGCTGGTATACTTTCTCCATCTCAAGCTAATGAGAATAAAAGGAATATGCGCAGGGCTATTCAGCAAGCCCCACTTGCAAATATTTTAGTCCCGGGGTCTATGATTGAAGATGTAGATGCATCTGGTAATACTATTACAAGAGAGATTACTCCTGCTGATGCTGTCATGCTTGAGAATGCCTATAGGTCTAAGGGCAATCCAGAGGTAGTAAACAGACTGCCAAAGGGTGTGCGCAAGGTTTATGACCAGTCAATTGTAACTCTTATGAAAGAGGGCGAAGATCTTGACTGGGAAAAACTTAAAGAAAGAACTAATGAATATGGAGTAGATCTTAAGGGGGCTTATACCGCAACAGCTAAGGCTCTGAAGACTGAATCTCTTATTGTTGATATTGCAAATATGGCTGGCGATAACAGCGATAAGAAATATCGTGAAGCGGCAGATGAGATGGTGTTTAGATCGAGCCAACTTGCTAACCGCCAGCAATACAGTGTCTATTATAGAACAGAAGAATCTCTTGCCAATGTTGCGGTAAAAAGCAGTATTGCAAAAGGTGTTATCCCTGATCGCCTATTGACTGATCTTGAAAATCTTTCAAATGGTATGGACTTCCCACCAGAGCAAACTCAGATTCTACTGCAACATTATCTGCGTTATGCCAACTACACTAAGAGAATTGGTGCGCCTATCAACATGCTGGTGATTGATGGGGGTCTTAGCGGCGAAGAAGATGCTATACTGAACTCTGTAGCTAGAATAGCGCAGATTCGTGGAAGTCAAGACTTTCCAACAATTATGGCTGAAGTAACTGCAAACAGCAGAAACAAGGAAGTTATTGGCGATAGGATAAATAAGTTATTTGCTGGCAACAACGAAGTTAATAGTGTTGAGGATTATGTTCTTAGCAAGTTTGACAATGATGTTGCCACAGCGCAAAGGCTTGAGCCTTATGCTAGAAATCTAATTGCTAATGGCATTACGCTCAAAGAACTCGATGCTGAGATGGAGCGTATTTATAATGGCGTGTATGTTGAGACTGCTGGATTTGTTATTGATCCGCTTGCTAGCGTGAATGCCAATCGCTCGTTGTATGCTCTTGATAGAGTTATCCCCAATCAGGAACTGCAAGATATGTTCTTGATGGATGTGCAGGAAGCATTGCCGGAAGGATATCACTTGGGTAAATCTCACGGCGACAAGAAGAGAGTGTATCTTGTTCCGCAAGATCTTTCTGGTACTGGCCTCAGTGATGAGTTGGGAAGCATTGGCGTGGTGTATCACGCAATGTATAAGAATGAGATTGGCGAGTTAGTGCCTGTCCCCAATCAATCAGATGGCGAGTTTCAATATATGTCCTTCTCAATTCGCGGTTATAGAGAAGAGGCAAAGCGTATTGCAGAAGAGATGCGCAAAGCAGAGATTGAAGCTGGTCAGCCAAGCAGTCTTCAAATTATGCGCAGAGAACTTGAGAGTCGCACTGGCAAGATTGAGCAACCTCTCCCTGCGGATCTTATGGAAACTGAGGCCGCAACCGAAATGGACATTACAACCCCATAGGGTAATTTAGTATGAGCAATATTGATTGGGATTTTATTCTTGATAAAGAAGGCGGCATCAAGACTCGCGGCTATGTACCTGACGCTGAAGGCTCACAGAGTGGCGTTACCATCGGTGGCGGTGTAGATCTTGGGGGAAGAAGCCTTAA